GCGCATGGGCCCCACGCCGTGGGTGAGAACCAGCCAGCCGTCGGGTGTTTCGACCGGTGACCCGCAGTTTCCCAGTTGAATAAGCTCCCACGGCCGTTCGGGTACGACCACCGTGACCGCGTCGCCCCACGTATAGGCGTCGGTCGAGCCGGCGATGCCGATGCTCAGACTCGGGGCGCCGTTGAACGCGGTGTCGATGATGACCTCGACCTCGAAAACCACATCGGCGGCGCCCGTCGAAAAAAGCGCCAGCGGCGAGGCGGTCCCGAAGGCCAGCGATGTCGTATCGATCTTGTCGGATGACGCGGTCGACCCGGTCGATGCATAGCTCCAGTTACCCGCGCCGTCGGTGACGACTGAAAAGCCCGCCGTACCGGCGTTGGGCGGCAGCGTAATCGTCAGCGCCCCGGCCATGCCAGCCGCTGGACGCTGCAGCGTGTATTTCCAATCGGCGCCGGCGCCGGCCGCGTCGCTGTTGATGTCGATCACGTCGCCCGAAACGCTGACCTTCGCCGCGGTGACATTCGCGTCGGCGCTGTCCCCAGTGTTGCGCACCAGCAGATGGCCGGCCGCGTTTTTGAGCAGGACGCCGGCGGTGCCGCCGATCTTGAATGCCGATCGCAGCGTGCCGAGCAGGTCGCTATAGATGCCCATGGAGTCCCCCTATCGGGTTTGAATGAAGACGACGCCGCGGCCGGCGGATGCCCCGGCGCCGGGCGTGATGAAAAGGAACAGCGGCGTGTCGTCGGCATAGATGACCTGCGGCGACAGCTCATAGCTGGCCGGCGTCGCGGGATCGATCAGCCCGGCCTCGATCAGCTGGCCGGGATCAGCCGCGGGCCCGACAGTCAGCGCAGCGCCGGCGCCGTCGAAGGCCTCGTCGATGTCGACCTCGATCGCGTCGACGCGATAGCCGGCGCGGGCGACCATGAGCGGCGCCGGCGTCGCGTCGCCATACGCGAAATCCAGCGTCGCGAATTGAATCGAGCGCGCCTCGGGCGCCGCCGTCGTCAGCGTCCCGCGCAGCGATGCGCCGATGGCGATCGCGCTGCGCAGGCCTGTCGCGGTAGCGAATGACGGGACAGTCAGGATGCCGCGCATCTGCGCGCCCATGCTGAGCCCGCCATGCATCGTCGCCCGATTGCCCGTCAGCGCCCCGCGCAGCCGCATCGACAGGCCGACGCTGGCGTACAGCGACGTAGCCACGCGCTGGCCAGCCGTCGGCCCGTCGAGCAGCAGCAGCGAGGCGCTGATGCGGTACCGATTGCCGGGCAGCGCCTGCCATGAATGGCTGATGATGTTCGCGGTCCACCAGACCGGGTCCTCGATGCCCTCGCCGGCCAGCTGCACGTCGAAGGGCAGGCTGCCCGCCTGCAGTACGTCCTCGTGCCAGTCGAACCAGGTGTCGAATTCCGACTGCGTATAGCGCCAGAGGACGCTGACTGTCCGCGGGACGCGGGTATAGCGCCGGCGCCGGCGCGGCTGGCCAGCCTCGTACGGCGTCGACCCGGCCAGGGCGACAGCGGCGTAGGCGTTGCCCTCGACCAGAGGCGGCGGCAGGGTAGCGGGATAGACGATGTCGCTGGCCATGTCAGCGCGCCAGTACGTCGCTGACGCCGTATCGGCCGCGAATGTTTCGGCCCAGGCCTACGCCGTTGTCGATGCGGCTGCCCAGGCGCTGCTCGACCGCGTCGACCATCACCATCAGGCCGCCGTCGCTGCGCTGCTGCGTGCTGATCTGCGCCGTCGGATGGTTGTTGTGGACGTCGACCTTCTGGATGATCTGCTGCGGCGCCCCGCGATCGCTGCCGCTTGGCGCGATGAATCCGCCCCTCGCGCCCGTCATCAGGTAGTCGCGCCCGCCCTGCGAAAAGACCTCCGGCCCGTCCTCATTGATCCGATGCAGCGAGCGGCCGGCAGCGAAGCCGCCGCCGGCGAAGCCGAAGGCATTGAGCAGTCCGGTATCCCCATAGCTGCCCGCTGCGGCATCGAGCGCCGCGGATGTACCGCTGCCGCCGCTGCTGCTGCCGAATACCGAGCCCCAGTCGAAACCCGCGCCGGCCTTGGCCAGCGCGCTGCTACCGCCGCCGCCGGCCGCCAGCTGCAGCGCTGCCGCGGCGGATGTCGCCGCGCTGGTCAGCGCCGTCAGCGCGCCCGTTACCGCGGTACTGGCCGAATTCATCAGCCCCAGCGCGGTCGTGCTGGTGGCAACCGCCGCGGTATTCGCCCCCTGCGCTGTCGCCGCCGCGCCGGCCGTCGCGCTGTTACCGCCCGATGCTGCCCCCCCGAAGCCGAGCCAGCCGGATACTGCCTCGCCGCCCTTGGCCACGAGCGGCGCGATCGACTGCCGGTATTGGACGCGCGCGGCCTCGCTGATCGCGATGTCTGCGAGGTTGCCGATATTCAGCTTCCCCGTCTTGTACATCTCGACCCAGGCGTCCTCGCCGCCCTTGACGAAGTCAGTCAGGAATTCGTCATGCGCCTCCTTCATGAGCCGATGCGTATCGGCCCAGTCATCGAGCATCCGCTGGTATTCCGGCTGCAGCTCGCGATTGAGCTGCGCCTGACGATTGGCGATGTAGAGCGCCAGGTCGTTCGATACGCGCTCGCGATCCGTCTCGCTCAGCGAATCTAGCTCGAGTGTCCTGCGCAGCCGCTCGGCCTCGGCCGCGATCTGCGCCTCGCCGCGCTGACGATCGTCGCGGATCAGATCGATCGCGAGGCCCTTGTTCGTCTGCACCAGCTCGGCCGCAGCCGCCAGCTGCGCGACATGCTGCTGACGGTAGAAGGCATCGCCCTCGGCCAGCTGCGCCTGCAGCTCGGACTGGCGGAATGTCGTCTGCGCATCCTCGACGACGCCGCGCGCCGCCGGCGCGTACTGGCCGCGCGCGAGCCTGTCGGCAGCCTCGCGCTGCTCATTGCGGACGGCCGCCAGCTTGAGCTGCGCCTGGCCGATCGCCGCCTGCTGCGTCAGCGCCTCGGCCTCATTCCCGACGGGCCGCTTTTGCTCGAGTGCAATCTCCTGCTGTATCGCCGCCGCCTTCGCGGTCAGCAGCTGCTGGTCGAGCGAGTACGCGACCTGGATGTAGCCGCGCTGATCGATGGCCCGCTGCGCGTAGCTGTCATCGAGGATCTTCAGCTCGCGATCGTGGTACTCCTGCGCCTGCTGCAGCGCCGCATCGATGCCGACCTGCCGGACAGCCCGCTGCGCGGACTGATACGTCGCCGACTGATGTTCCAGATCCTGCTGCGTTTTCAGGGCCTGCTGCGCGTCGTTCTTGGCCTTCGTCTCGGCCGCTGTCATCTCGCCCTGGACGCGCGCGATCGCGGCCTCGTCCGCGGCGATGCCGCGCATCCGGCCGGCGATCTGCGTCGCCGATGCGCCGCGCGACTGATCGAATTGCAGCGCCTCGCGCTGCGACGCCAGATGCGCCGTCAGCCGCTCCAGCTCCTCGCCCTTCGTCTCGGCCCGGCCGACGCCGAGCATCGCATCCCAGGCGCTGCTGGCGGCATTGGCGAGCCCCTGGTAGGCCTGCTGCAGATAGCCCAGCTGCTGCTGCCGCTTGGCCATCGCAGCATTGAAGGCCTCGGCGTTGACCTGCACCGCCTGCTCGACTCGCCCCTGCGCCTCCAGGCTGCGGATGTAGGCGTACTGCGAATCCGTCAGGTAATGCGAGACGCGGTTATGCGTCGCGGCCCATTCGGCGACGCCATTGGACATTGAGGCGAAGTCGCCGACGATCTTGTCCGCCGACTCGCCGGTGAGTTTCTGCGTCCGGGCCACAGCCTCGCCGACGGCGCCGATCGCTGATGGCCCGATCTGGCCGGTCGCCACCAGCGCCTGCGCGATGTCGCGCGCCTTGCCGATTGTGGTATCCGCGGCCGAGGCGATCGACTGCGACAGCGTCCGCATGCCGTCGGCTGTCTGCCCGGCGAAATTGCCCGTCAGCGCGATCGACTTGCGAAAGGCCTCGTCCTCGTCGCTGCCCTGCTTGTAGGCCAGGACTACCGCCGCGGCAGCAGCGGCCAGGGCAGTAAGGCCGAGGACTGCCGGCGTGATCAGGCTGGCCAGGGCGCGCGCGGCAGCGCCGGCGCCGCCGAATGTCCCGGACAGCTGCGAGCCCTGCTGCACCAGCGCTGTCATGGCCGAGCCGCCGCTGTAGACCTGCACAGCGAAGTCGTTCAGCTGATAGCCGACCTGCTGCAGCTGCTGCGCCGTCAGCTTCGACGTGCCCCCCATCCGCGACGTGGCGCGCTCGGCCTGCGTGACGCGATCGATCAGCGGCTGCGCCTGGGCGGTAACGCCCAGCTGCGCGGCCTGCATCGCGAGCAGCTCAGCGCGGCTTTTGCCGAGCGCAGCAGCCTCGGATTCGAGGCCTGCGAGGAAGGCCTGCTGAGCCTGGTACTGCTCGCGCTCGGCATTCGCCGCGGCCGTCCGTACCGTCGTCAGCAGCCGCTGCGTATCGGCCGCGCGCTGCGCTGCGGCCTGCTCGCGCGCCTGGCCGGCCGCGAGGGCGTCGATCTGCGCTATCAGCGGCGTCGCGGCATCGCTGACGCCCAGCTCCGCCGCCTTCAGCGCCAGCAGGCTGCTGCCAGTTTTTCCGGCCGCGTCGATCTGGCGCTGCAGGCTGGCGACAAAGCGATCGCCGGCGGCGGCGCTCGTCGCCTGCTGCCGCGCGAAGGCCTCGGTGGTGTCGGCCAGCTTGTCGACGGACGACGCCGCGGCAGCGACGGACGAGGCGAGCTGCTCGGCGTCGCCGCGCAGTCGGAAGGTGTAGCTCTTGTCCGCCACCGTCTGCGCCCCGTCAGTCCGCCGCCAGCGCCCTGCGAGCGCATTCCTCAAGCGCCCGCAGCCGCGGCATCAGCTGCGCCAGCGGCTGCGAATACGGGCGGTCCCGGTACTCCTCGATGATGATCGGCAGCGAGCTGTAATCGAGGCCCTGATAGATCAGCGATCGCAGGCCGGCGATGACTCGCCATTGCGTCGACATCGCGAGGAAGATCATCAGCGCGTGCCAGTGCGACGGCCAGACCTCGCATGCAATCGTCGCCGCCAGGCCGCTCAAACGGGCCTGCAGCGCGTCAATGACGGCGGGGGGCGCCCCCAGTAGCCGCAGATCGTCGAGCGGGCCGCTATCGATCTCTGGGCCGCCCTGGGCCCATACGAGGGCGGCGCTCATGAGTTTTTTTCCGCGGCCTTCGCGCGGCTGTCGAAGTACGTCCGCGCGATCGCGGTGGCCAGGCCGGGGACGCGCAGGATCGTCGCGAGCGCGTCCGGCGAGTACGCGAGCGGTTTGCCGTTCGGATCTTCGACGCCGCGGAAGCCGACGACGACGCGCGGGCAGAAGACCGGGTCCTTCAGACTTTCCGCGGCGACGGCGTCCATCAGCGCGCGATGCTCGTCGTCATCGAGGAAGCGGTATTGCACCTCGATGGTGTGCTCGTCGAATTCGCCCGGGCGCTCGGCCGCGGGCGTGCGGAAGTCGACCGGCCACCAGTACGTCGGCGCATCGATGAGGCGGAAGACGGCAGCGGCAGCCATCAGAAGCACGCGACCACGCGCAGCTCGTTATTTCCCCCTGCCGTCGCCGGCGGGACGCCGCGCAGGTCATAGCCAATCAGCCGCCGCCCGTTCAGCTCCTCCTTCGAGGGATTCAGGAATTGCGCCGTCGGCAGGTACAGCATGACGCGCGAGCCGGGGACTGTGCCGTGGATCATCCCGATGCTCGACAGCGTCCCGGCGAGCACGTCGGCCATGCGCGCGACCTCCTGCGCCGCAGTCGCGTCGACCTTGACCTTTCCGGTGACCTCGCGGTTGGTGATGTCCACCGTTTCCGCGCCGATCATCGGGGTGAACTGGACGTTCATGCCGCCGTTGATTTCCAGGCCCAGCGAGGAGATGGGAGTACCGCCAGTCAGCGCCGGCGGGCCGGCGTCGGCATGCGTCGCGCCGAGCGTCAGCACCTGCGTGTTGCCATGCGTCGGAATCTGCGGCTGCATGAAGCCGCTGTAGTCGGGGACGGGCAGCGCCGCGGCCGTGATCGGCACGTAGAGGCCGAGGAAGTGGTACGACATTACCGGCTTCTCGCCGGCGTTCAGCTTGAACGTGACGGTCCCCCGCGCGCCGTTCAGCTCGTGCAGTACCCCGCTGTCGTTCAGGTAGATCGTCGCCGACGGCTGCGCGTCCGTCAGCGGCAGATAGTCGACCCGATCGGCCGTGACGGTGCTGGCGAAGCCGCAGGCGAGCAGCAGGCATTCCCAGGCCGGCGCCGTCCCGATAGTGCCCGAGCCGACCAATTCCACGTCGAAGCTGACCTCGGCGTAGTGCGTCCCGGGCAGCATCTCGCTGGCGCCGAAATAGGCGCGCAGCAGCGCTCGATCGACGTTGTTCGCGTTCAGCGGGACCGCCGAGAGATTGGCGATCAGGATGGCATTCGCGCCGGTCGGGCCCGGATCGTTGCCGTATGCCGCCTCGGGCATCGCGAGGACGACTGCGTTTCTGACGTTGCGGGACATGGCGATTTCCTTCGATGTGATAGGGGGTAAGGGATCAGGTCCAGGGGTCCAGGCCATTGGCCTGCGTTCGATGGATGACGCGGACGGAGAGCGTGGCCACGACCTGCGGCGTCGAGCCCTCGGCGTAGTCCCAGGCGATGCGAGGATCAAGCAGGATGTCCTCGACGGCCAGGCCGAGCGCCGGGCCGGCGCCGGACAGGCGGGCGAAGGACTCGCGCAGCAGCGGATCGACCGTGTCCTCTGGCGGCTCGCCTGAGGCGACGCGCGCATACAGCTCGATCTGGTAATCCGTCGCCCAGTCGATCGGGCCGTCCGCTACGTCAGCGCGCTGCCCCGCCGACTTCTCGACGCGGATGACTACGGCCGATGGCGTCTGCTGCGCGATCGGCGATTGCCGCCCGCGCCACACGCGGCCCTCGGCGATCGGCGGATCAGCCTGCAGCAGCGCGGCCATTGCTGCGCCGATGCGGACGAAGACGGTCGGATCGGTCGCCATCGCTCGCCTACGCCGCCTGAGATGGCGCCTGCTCCAGCATCAGCGTCGTCATGCCGGTGCCGTCGGGCTGGACCTCGCGGACGATGAAGCGGAAGACGCCGGCGCGCGGCATCGCGAGCTCCAGCACCGGGTCATCGTCCTGGGGCGTCAGCGCCGCCTGCAGGCCATCGGGTACCGCAGCCGTCTGCATCAGGTAGCGCGGGACGGCCGATGACATACCGACATCGCCGAGCGGCCCGCTGCTGTAGGGCGCCGAGAAGATGCCCCAGGCCGGCGCGCCATTGATCGTCGCCTCCTCGCCCCAGTCGGCGAGGTACACGTCGAGGCCGGCGGCGA